TAATACTTCTTTTGTTCCTTTCTTGTATTTTCTACCAGAGTTGTGATTTGCATATCTTCTGGCACGAGTAAATCCCATTTCTAGAAATTTACGACACATATCCATACCGATGAAGTCTCCTTCATCACGGTAATCAAGATACATTCCAAAAATACGATTGGAAGATATTATTGCTTCTCTAGGAGTTTTGAATCTCCAATGATTACAAATAATGTTAGTATAAGGGCGAACCAATAGAACTCCTTGTTCTCCCCTTCCAATACGATAAAGTTTGCGATTTTCTTCAATTGAAAAGTCAAGCTCTTTGTAATCGAGGTCATAATCAAATTCTTTCATAGTTAATCATCATGATCATCCCAAGGGTCGGTCAGATCTTTGTTGTCAAAAAATCCTTTATAAACACCAAACCCTGCTAATAATATTGTAATAACTGCAATAGAGATAGGCAAGGTGATGTTAGGACTTACATTATAATGTGGGATCATTAAGCTCTTTTTCTTGAACGTTTGATAGCTATAGTTGATACAACGGCAGCGGTAATGAATACGACTGCGGCTGATGCTAGGAGAAATGTAGGATCAAACAACACTTCTGGTTGTGGTTCCCATGTGCCAGGTAAAGTGTAGACAGATGGATTTGATGCAAAAAACAAAATTAGTCCTCCCATGTAATATCAGGTTCTAGGGCTATATAGTAAGTTAGGTCATACTCAGCAGACTTAAACTGTGACAAAAGTTTACGAGAGATCTTAACTTCATATGTGCCAGGCACAATCTTGATATTTTCTACCTTGAAATTCATAGAGAACTTCTTGTCAGTTTCACCAACAATAATAGAAAAATCATTAGAGGTATCATTCTTACGATCTAATACAACCATCTTGATTTCTTTACCATCACCAATTACAGATAAGTCTGTCAAGTGATATACACCAGCAGCCTTAAGTAGTCTATCTAATTGAGAACTTCTAAGTGTAAACTCAACATCAACTGTTGGTAGAGTGATTGATTTCTCAGGAGGAGAAACAATAACACTTGGGTCTGCAAAGAAATACTTTGATCTTTGTTTGCCTTCTTTAATATTGACAAAACTCTCTCCAGTAAAGTTAAGTTCTGGTTCTTGAAATAATCCAAGTGAGTTTAAGAACTGACTTAAATCATATACTCCAAAATCTTGTGGAAAGTCTTCATCTATATTTGCCTCTGCAAGAATGTTCTTCATGACACTTATGGTACGAAGTTGATTACCTTGCTTGAAAAGAATAGATTGATTGATAGAAGCAAAGTTCTTTAGTAGGTTGATAGTTCTATCTGAAAGTTTCATCGGTATTTTAGTTGCTGTCGTCATTAAAAGAGAAATGATATAGGAGTGTACAATAGTGAATGGCTTTTAGAATATCTTTTCTATTCTTACCATCTTTTTTGCCGAATCTTGAAAGATATTTGATTGCATTGGATCGGCAAAATGCTTCCGCATCTCCAATACTTTCAATAAGATCTAAGGTTTGCATCTTACCCTTATCTCCAGTATAGTGCAATTCATAAGTTTTGGCAATATATTCCTCTGCTTGTTTAAGAATTGCATCTTCCTCATACTTAAATGTTTTGGTTATGTATGGAGGAACTGTATTGTTTCCAAAGTGATGAGCTCTTTGATCGTCTACATCTGCAAGATAATCAGCACCAAAAGGATTTGGTCTATCAGGATCATTACGAGTGTAATCATACCAATACTTTGAGTGTTCTATATCTTCCGATATTTCAGCAGTGTTCCCATAACCTAATGGCTCCTGACCCATCATATAATCAAAGGCTTCGGTATAATCTTCACCATTACATGCTTCCTCATCAGGAACCTCTGGTGGCCATGGTGAACCTGGCGTCCACTCAAATCCACCACTCTTTGCAATCCAATCAAGGTCTTTATCCCTTTTATCTTCAACATCACTCCAAGTTATTTCCTCGAAGTAGTCTCCTTGAATTACTTCTCTCTTGTCACTAAAAGGCTTTCTTCGAGTAACAGTTTTGCCACCATCAGGTGACTCATAGATGTACTTTTCTTTTTCCATAAGAGGATAGTCTTCTTCAAATGTTCCATTCATAATTGAACCAGCGAGACTCCATGCGTTAACCATAAGTAAATAAGAAATCGTGGACTAAACTATCTGCTTGTTCTTTACCAAACTTCCCTGCAAGATATCCTCCTACTGGGTCTAGTTTGGTCATGTAAGCATCAAAGTCTTTGTATTCGCTGGTATCAGTTCCAGACGGTTTCTCTAATTCTATCATGTCTTTGTACTTTGTCAAGTATTGTTCAAACATATCTAAATGTTCATCAACATCAGCAAAGGTACAATATCTAACAAAGATATTCTCAGAGAAGTGATTACCCATTTCAAAAAATCTGTAATCTTGTTCTGCCTTGGGTAATCCAGGCACAGAGAATAAAAACTTTTCTTTTGGGTGTTGAAAGTCAAATACAATAATAACTTTCTTTTCAAAAAATCCCATCAAATCCATACCAAAGCAAGGTAGATTACTGCCTGTCTTAGGATAGATTATCGTATTGTAGATACATGATTTATCACTCCATATATCCACTTCCCTAGACTTAATAAAGTATGGGTTGGTATAGGTTCTAGCAGTTAAGTTAGTACCTTTACCTTCCCATGAAGCCCACTCGGACTCAAACTCTAAGTCTGGAAATGTTTTATACAGAAGGGACTTGTAGTTCTTCCATAGGTTCATCAGGTGTCTCTCCAAAGTTTACATCAGCATCAACCTTATCATATAGATCAAGGAACGCCTGTTTAGTTTCATCATCAAAGCGATTGACACATACTTCAATTGCTTTCTCTTTGTTCTTCCAGATAGCGTATGCCTTGACGATATGTACAAGACGACGTGTAGAAATAACTTCCTCAACACCACCATCAAAGAATGTCTTACGGATGATGTCTCCCCAATCGACAAGTCTCTTGCAGAAGTCTTTGTCATCACATAAGAGATTTAAGATCTTCTCCTCTGTCTTTACTGAGGGATAGGATTGCTCGAAGGTAACTGGGAATCTTTCAAGGAAGGCTTCGTTGAGCACGTTAGTTCCAATAAAGCGTCCGTCGTCTGAACCCTTACCCTTTGTATTTGCGGTGGCGAATATGTTGAATCCTGCTGCGGGTCTAACGAATCTGCCAATTTTCTTAAGGAATATTCCATTTCCCTCAAGGACACTCTGAAGGCAGAGAATTTTGTTAGAGGCAAGGTCGATCTCGTCAAGGAGCAATATAGCTCCTCGCTCGAGGGCTTCGATAACGGGTCCGTTGTGCCATACAGTGGAGCCATTAACAAGACGGAAACCGCCAATAAGGTCATCTTCATCAGTTTCAATAGTAATGTTTACACGAACAACTTCTCTCTTGAGTTGAGCGCAGGCTTGTTCCACACCTAGAGTTTTACCGTTACCAGAAAGTCCTGTAATAAAACATGGATAGAATTGTTTAGATTGAATAATCTTTTTAACATCAGGGAAGTTTCCAAACTTGACAAAGTTAGGGTCAACTGTTGGAATTAGATTCTGTTCGGTGGGTGGAACAACAGCAGGAGCCTTGAAGTTTGCTTCAAGTTTTTCCTTGACAGTTAGATTCCATTTACCAATGCCTTTCTTATATGGTTTAAGGTATTTGGTGACAGTTTGATATCCCACATCATTCTGAGCACAGTAGGCTTTGATGTGTGCGGATGTAATTTTGTTTCCGTATAGATCTCTTAAAGATGAGATTAATTGTTCGGGGTTCACTTTAGCTTCAAAAGGCATTTGTTTCATTATGTAAGTATATATTAAGTATAGTAGCATATGCTACTACATGCAACTAGTGTTGTGACACTAATATAATTGTCTATGCTATAAAGTCCATAAACTGACTTAATACTTTCTTGTTCATTTTCTTAGCAGACAATGATTTCTTGAAAGCAGATTTGATCTGAGATTTGGTTGCATCTTCTTTTACGGTAAACTCAGTATCATTACCAAGAGCATGTGATGATAATCCAAAGTAGGCATGATACCCAACATCAACAAGTTTGAGTGACTTATTTTTTTTCCACCCTGCTTGGATATGTTGCACCTTATCGAAATCCCAATCCATGTATCTTCTAATGAATGAATTAGCATCTCTGCCATCCATAACTCTGATACCTATGAAATTGACATCTGGAAATCTACCTCTGAGTTGATTTAGAAGTGCTGATGTTATCTCATGTGAGTTAGATTTGCATGAATAAGTTTTACCATTTGATGTGTCTCTGATAAAAACTGACCCATTCATAAGTGATCTAGTTCCCATGTAGTCTCTTTCTTCATCTTTGAAAGTAAACAACTTATTGTATTGAAGTGGATGTGCTTCACCATCTGTAAGAGTAACACATTGAACTTTTTGTACTCCTGTAGCTTTCTTGAACTCAGGGATTATTTGATTCAACGATACAAGGGCTTCATTCAATGGAGTTCCAGATAGACCCAATCTTCGAGGAGCTTGGTAGAATACGTCAGGATTCCATCTGTAGTATGCAGCTAATGATGTTGCTAGTCTCCAAATACTAAGTAGTTGTTTTTCTAGATCTGATTTCTTACAATCACTTGTAAGAAACTCAACCATAGAGAATTGAGATTCAATTTTTACTCTGCGATCTGCCTCTTCATGATGTGGAGGCATTGATTGTGAGTTTCTCCATGAATGAGAAAAATCATCATCCCACTCATTGTAGTGACTCCACTCATTAGTGAAGGCAAATACTTGGAAAGGTATTTGAACTTTTTTACAAAACCAAATAAGATTGTATAATTGTTTGATTGTATCCATAAGAACTGTACTCATAGATCCAGACCAATCAAGGACAAAGATGAGTCCGTGATTTTTACCATCAGGTAGAGTAGTGATTTTTTTGAACAGATCTTCATTGTATTTGTATGAATGAAGTTTTGTACAATCAAGAATGCCTGTTTTTGAAACAGTAGCACGAGCGTATGCATCAGCAGACTTACGACATTCAAATTCTTTTACAAGAAAGTTGACTTCTTTCTGAGCAGATCTTCTGAATAATCTGTAGTCATTATCAACTGATTCAAAAATATTTTTTGAACTTGATGATTCTTTATCAAAATGTTTTTGAGATCTGATCCAATACTCACTAAGATAATTATGAACATCAATATTTTTGGCAACCAAGTTATCTAAATTTAGAATTGGTAATTCAACATACTCTGGTTCATAATATGAATTAGCATTTTCTTTGTTTAAGTTCTCCAAGTTGTCTTGAAGAGCCTTATCTGTAACTGCATCAATGTTACCTCCATGAACTCCACCTGTAATCTGATCTGATGCTGCATCTAGTTCCTCCATCAACTCTTCTTTTGAAGGTTCTTTTTGAGAAGATTGAGGTTGACCGCCTTCACCATCTGTTTCTAAATCTTCTTCATCATCAGAATCCATATCAGAAGGACTAAGAGGAAATCCCATTCCTGACCCACCTAATTCACCCATTGTAAATTCAAGATCATCTAGTTTTGTCATCATTTCTTCTTGATGTTTGATGAACTCATATAACTCCTGAGCAAGTTCAAGAACATCTTGGAAAGTTTCAGTTTTAAAAGCTTTGTCCACAAAAGATTGTTCATCCTTATCAAAACTCACATCTTCAAAATTACCAATCTTGTAGTGAATATTGATTCTGTCTGCTAGACCCATATCTTCAAGGTCATGTTGAGATAGTTCAAAGAAATCTTGGTCAGCAAGTTGTGAATATCCATTGTAGAATGTTTTACTTAAGCCAGGATACTTTTGTTTCATGAACTTCTCAATCCTTACATCTTCTAAAACATTGACATAAGATTGTGGAACATCTGGATAGTCCACTGTCCAGTTATCTGCTGGTGTGTATAGTGCATGGCCAACCTCATGTCCTACGAGAAGGTCATATACGGTTCCAGAAGCCTTCTCCCACATTGGTAGGGTAAGAACTCTACGACCAACATCAAAGGATGCCGTAGATACCTTACGGTTCTCGATGATAAGATCTTCTGTTGCAAGTAGTTTTGCAAGTTGTCCTTTGACTTCGTAATTAACCTGTGTAAGCATTTGTTTTTTTATCGTATATACACATGATAATCGATCCTGTGCCACTTTCAAGCAACAGTGTGCCAGTTTGTCAACTGTCTACCCCGACCATTTTATAGCTGTATCTAATGCCTTCTTCGCTGTATTCTGTAATTTTATGACTTTACTCTCATATGTTATCGTAAACCCCAATAGATCTCCTTCGGGATCATTCGGCATACCTACAGGTTGTACTAGAAAAATGCCTGCATGAGCAATGGTTCTCCACTCCATATCAATGAAGCCAAGTTCCCTTAAGGCACACTCAAGTTTTAATGAGTGACATCCATCTAGTAATATCATACGGTATCCGTAGTATACTATTATGTAGAATATCTAACTTTTGAGAATCCGTTCATTTTTTCAAAGGTAATTAAATTATCCAACCTATCAGTGAGTTCGTCAACCTTATGTGATATCATAAACACATAAGCATCCTTAATGACATACTTGATGATCTTTGTAAACTCGTCAGTGCCGTTACTATCAAGTGAACTGTCAAATATTTCGTCAAGGATTAGGATGTTTGTACTAGATGAGTTCTTCATCTTAGCAATATCTCTCCAAGTAAAAAGGATGGCCAGATCAATTCGCATTTTTTCTCCCTCAGAGAATGATTCATAGCTGAACTTCTCGTGTATTGGAGACTTTATGCACTCATTGAACTGCTCATCCAAAGTAAAATTGATATAGAAGTCCATCATTTGAAGATACTTATTGATCTTCTGATTCATGACTGTGCTCTCTCTT